GTCAAGAAGGATCAGACCAAGAGTGGAGAAGCTGGCACTTTACGACACAAGATAACGAAACTATTGATCCGAATGAAATTGAAGCAGCCAAAAGAACCCTAAGCTCTTTTGCATTCAAGCAGGAATATCTCTCTAGCTTCGATACCGCAGGAGCTGATGTCTTCAAAGAAGAATGGTTCAAGATCTCTCCTGAGCCTCAATACGGTAGCTACGTAGTGGCTATTGACTTGGCAGGCTTTGAAGAGGTAGCCAAGACTGCAGGGGCTGCAAAGAAGCGCCTAGACGAGTCAGCTATTGCCATTGTCAAAGTAGAAGATAACGGAGATTGGTGGGTAGAGAAGATTCTGCACGGTAGGTGGGACATTAGAGAAACTGCTGTCAACATCCTCAAGACTATTCGCGATTATCAACCCAGTGCGGTAGGTATTGAACGAGGAGCACTAAAGAACGCTGTTTTACCGTATCTGAACGATCTGATGCGTAAGAACAACATCTACGCTCACATTCAAGACCTGACTCACGGTAATAAGAAGAAGGTTGATCGTGTTGTCTGGAGCCTACAAGGGCGCTTAGAACACGGAAGAATCAAGTTTAACGAGGATGAGGACTGGGAAGAGTTTAGAGATCAGTTATTGATGTTCCCCACAGCAGGGGTTCACGATGACTTGGTTGATGCTCTATCCTATGTTGACCAATTAGCCATTACTTCGTACCAGCAAGACTACGAAGAAGATGAACATCTTATTTTAGATCCAATATCGGGGTACTAATATGAAACAAGGTTTATACGCAAACTTTGCAGCTAAGCGCAAACGCATTGAAGCTGGCTCTGGTGAGAAGATGAGAAAGCCCGGTTCCAAAGGTGCTCCTACAGAGGAGGCTTTTGAGGAGTCAGCCAAGACTGCTAAAAAGAAACCTAAAAAGAAGGGTAAAAATGGCTACTAAAAAAGACCCTCGACTTGAGAAGGCAGGCGTAGATGGCTACAACAAGCCTAAGCGTACTCCCAATCATCCTACCAAGAGTCACGTTGTAGTGGCTAAGGAAGGGGATCAGATCAAGACCATTCGTTTTGGTCAGCAAGGCGTATCTGGATCTCCCGCTTCCGAGGATGAGACAGAAGCTGAGCGTAATCGCCGTGAGAGCTTCAAGGCTCGTCATGCAAAAAACATTGCCAAAGGTAAGATGAGTGCTGCTTACTGGGCTGATAAAGTGAAGTGGTGAATATGGCTGAAGAATATAACAACCCTGAATATGAGGAACCTACAGAGGCTGATAAGGAATTAACAGCCTTTGTGGTGGATCACATTACTCGCTGGCGTGACTGGCGAGATGCTAACTTCATGGATCTCTGGCTTGAGTACGAGCGTATCTTCCGTGGTATCTGGGATCCACAGGACAAGACTCGTGACTCTGAACGTAGCCGTATTATCTCTCCTGCCACTCAGCAGGCTGTAGAGACTCGCCATGCCGAGATCATGGAAGCTATCTTCGGTCAAGGTGAATTCTTTGACATCGAAGACGATATTCGTGATGTCAATGGTAACAACATCGATGTTGAGTTTATTCGTGCTCAGTTGATGGAAGACTTCAAGAAAGACAAGATCAAGAAGTCTATTGACCAGATCGAACTGATGGCTGAGATCTACGGAACAGGTATCGGTGAGGTGATTGTCAAGAGTGAGATCGAGTACACACCCTCTACACAAGCCATTCCCGGTATTGCCAATGCTGCAGCTATCGGTGTGGAAGAAAAAGAGCGTATCGCAGTCAAGATCAAACCTGTCAATCCTAAGAACTTCCTGATTGATCCTAACGCTGACTCTATTGAAGATGCCTTGGGCGTGGCAATTGAGAAGTATGTGTCTTTACACAAGATCGTTGAAGGTATTGAGCGAGGTATCTATCGTAAGGTAGACATTGGTAGTACCTACGAGAGTCAGGACTTGGAGCCTACTCAGGACATCAAGACCTACCAAGACGATAAGGTCAAGCTCGTAACCTACTACGGTTTGGTTCCGAAAGAGTATTTAGAGGGTAATGACGAAGAAGAATACGAAGAACTGTTCCCTGAAGGATCCGAGGCTGATGAATACTGCAATCTTGTAGAGGCTATCATCGTTATCGCTAACGATTCTGTCCTGTTAAAGGCTGAAGAGAACCCCTACATGATGAAGGATCGTCCTGTGATTGCCTATCAGGATGACACTGTGCCGGGAAGATTCTTCGGAAGAGGTACAGTTGAGAAGGCTTACAATATGCAAAAGGCCATTGATGCACAGTTACGTGCTCATTTGGACTCTTTAGCCCTTACAACTTCTCCGATGATCGCTATGGACGCTACGAGACTGCCTCGTGGTGCTAAGTTTGAGATCAAACCCGGAAAGGCTATCCTTACAAACGGCTCTCCCAGTGAGATTTTATATCCGTTTAAGTTCGGTCAGACAGACGGAAACGCTGCTGCAACGGCTCAGAACTTCGAAAGGATGCTTTTGCAGGCTACAGGCACTGTAGACAGCGCAGGAATGCCCTCCAATATCCCTCGGGATGCTGGCGCAGGTGGTATGTCGATGGCTATGGCGGGAATTATCAAGAAGTACAAGCGTACCTTGACCAATTTCCAAGAAGATTTTATGATTCCTTTCATCAAGAAGGCTTCTTATCGCTATATGCAGTTTGATCCTGAGCGTTATCCTACCGTGGATATGGATTTTATTCCCACTGCTACGCTTGGTATCCTTGCTCGTGAGTTTGAACAGCAGCAACTTATCGGTTTACTGCAGACTTTAGGGCCGAATACGCCTGTCTTGCCTCTGATTCTCAAGGGAATCCTGCAAAACAGCTCCTTGAGCAATCGGGCAGAGCTTATTCAGACTTTGGAGCAGATGTCTCAGCCCAATCCTGATGCTCAGCAGGCTGCACAACAGCAACAGCAGGCTCAGATGGCTATGGTTGAGGCTCAGTTGCAGGAAATGCAGGCTAAAGCGCAGCGCGAACAGGCTGAGGCTGCTAAGGCAATGGCTGAGGCACAGGCTACGCCGCAACTTACGCAGGCTAAGCTTATTTCTGCTCTGACAAACAACCTTAACGAGGATAACGAATCAGCAGACTTTGAACGAAGGGTTAAATTAGCTGAATTGGCCTTGAAACAGGAAGATATTCAAAGCAATGAGCGTATTGCAGCACTACAAACTATGTCTAAACAAGCAAAAAGGGCTTGACTTTTAGATAAAATTGTGGTATAATGTATATGTGTTTAACAACAATGAGGTTCTCCAACAATGGAACAAAACCTTCAAAAGTACTATGAGTCCTCCTTTGAGATGATGGCCTCCCAAGGCTGGAAGTTTCTACTGGAGGACTTTGACAAGTTAAAAGCAAGTATTAACGATGTAACATTGATTACGGACACACAAGATTTATTTTTCCGTAAAGGTCAGCTTGACATCTTAGACTTGATTTTAAAGCGCAAGGAGATGTGCGAAAAGGTGTGGGAGGAGTTAAGCAATGAAACGATTGTTTGAATTCCTCTGTACCGATGGACACTACTCTGAGCGTCTGGTTGACGATAGCATCAGGACTATTGAGTGTCCTACTTGTGGTAAGGATGCTACTCGTTTAGTTTCTTCCCCGCAGATCAAACTAGAAGGCATTACCGGAGCTTTTCCGGGGGCTTACGATAGGTGGGAAAGAGTCCGGGCTGAAAAGCTCAAAGAAGAACAGAAACGCAATGCCCTCTGAGGCACGTATCTGAATACATTTATAAATCTGCAACGTAGTGAGAACTTCTCGCTTCGCTGCGATAATCCTGTAATCCTACGTGGACAGGGAAAGGTTAGGTATGGCTTTAATTGATAACGAAGAACTGGATCAGCAAAGCGAATTAGAAGCTGAGGAGTCTAAACAACAAGAGCAACAGGCTGCTGCTCAAGAACAAGCTAAAGTAGAAGTTCCCGAGAAGTACAGGGGTAAAAACTTTGAAGATATTGTTCGGATGCATCAAGAGGCTGAAAAGCTGATTGGTCGTCAGGCACAGGAAGTTGGAGAGGTTAGACGCTTAGCCGATGAGTTACTGAAACAGCAACTCTCTAGTAAGAGATCTGAAGCACCTGCACAACAAATAGAAACACAAGAGATTGACTTCTTCGAAGATCCGAAGACAGCCGTTCAAAAGGCGGTAGCAACTCACCCTGATGTGTTAGCGGCTAAACAAGCTGCTGCACAGTTTAAAGCGTTACAAACTCAGCAACAGTTGGCTGCTAAGCATCCCGACTTTAAAGAGATTTTAACGGATGGTGAGTTTATCGAATGGGTAAAAGCCTCTCCT